GGGACCGCATAAACTCGCCGAATGCGAATGTATTATATATTTATCTCAAGGAGTAAAAATTAACCTACTAGGTATCCATTGGCCATGTTAGCATGTGGCATACCTAATTCAGTAACACTGAATGCACCAGCAGTACCCGTAACATTTAAGAACGAAACTACATTACCTTGACCAACAATAACACTATTCAATGTAGTGTTTGCTGGGATAATAGAACTGTTAGTAGTTGCTAAAGCGAATCCGTCAGATGTTGGAGATATAGCATACGCCACTGATGCATTATTAATAGAAGCATTGGCAGTCAATGTTAAGCTAGTATTATTGGCAATACTAGCAACTTGTCCAAGAATAAGATTAGTTGTGTTTCCGGATAACCATTGCCCTATTTGCACTTCAGTGGTAAATTGAGTACTTGTTCCAGTAACTGTTTTTGATGTAGTTGCTACTGCAATAGTTCCTGTACCAATTACTTTGGGTGATCCAGTGTCGTACTGAATGGCTGAGGTTGTTGTAGCAATTCTGATTTTGTCTGTTCCTAAATTAGCAGTCGTTTGAAACGCTGAATTTGCGGTGTATACATATGATGACATTTTAGTTATTCCTTATTATGTATTTATACTAATATTCGACATTGTGACTGGTCCGGCTACATTAGCGTTAATTGCAGCATTAAATGGTTGATAACCATATCTGTTTGGTCCACCGTGTAATGTATATGGGATTGCATAATCATCTGAAATACCCGTATCATATAATACATTAAGTGTACTATTATTAATTACTTTAGTACGAATTTGTGCAGGGGTAGCCATTGGATATGCTTGCAATAATTGAGCGCACAATCCGGCTATCTGTGGTGATGCCATTGATGTTCCTGATATGCTACCTATTATATAAGATGTGTTTGGAGGATATGGAGCAGTAGATCCAAACGCATTAGTAGTAGACATTGTACTAACAATAGAAGTACCGGGCGCCCATACGTCTACTCTGGGACCAGATTCGCTACTATTTGCTTTTTGCTCTGGGTAGCCCATTGATGGATCGCCAGTCCATACATTACCTACTGAGATAACCCCTGGGCTACATGCCGGGCTTCCACCACGCATGTAGTATAAAGTATCACCATATACAGTACTGTTAAAATAATTATTATAGTTTGCGCCAGTGGGAACATCGACTGTTTGATAATAATTTCCTGCGGCGCCGCATAAAACAACGCCCACAGATAATAATTCACTAACATCTAAATCAACTGAACTTACCTGAGCCCCGTAGATATCACTTGCGTTACCTATCATACCATACTGAGGTTGTTTGACTGTATCTGTCCACGGAGTACCTTGATAATTACCACCGGTGATGCCAGAGAAATAGCTGATGTATCCCCAACTCATATTAACTACTGTTGGTCTTTTGTACCCTGTAACAGGATCAACTGGTTTAAGATAATGCCATAATTTTATTAAGTCAAATGCATAGTATGCATTAACCCCTCCGGTGCCTCCCAACCCATCAACTTTCATAACATAAATGTTAGAATTCTTTCCTCTGCCGTATGTTTTTCCTGCTGCGATGCCAGTACAATGTGTACCGTGCCCAAATGTGTCTGTGTAGAAACCAACGGGCATATTGTATTCGCCGATATCAGGATACCAAGGTGGGTTTCCTGTTTGTCCCGCTGCTGTCCACCAATCTATTTTTTGAACTCGACTAACTCCGTTAGCATCAAAAAAATCAGGATGATCACATTCTAATCCGCTATCTTGAATTACAAAATCTACCCCCGTGCCGTCTAATGGATAATCGTAATTTAATGTGCCTGAATAACCTTCAGTGTTATCAATAGTGCTGTTTAATCTAAATAATCCCCAGTTAATCCCGGATGTATTATCTGGGTTGGTTCCTGTATTTGGTCCTTTATAAAACAACCCAGTTTGTGAGGAGAAGGGTGCAATTTCAATATCAGTACGTTGATCAGGAGGTATTTCTACACAATATACTCTAGGGTCATTACGTAAGATTTCTGCTTCAGCATCTGTTAAAGCATAATGACAAGAGCGAAGGCTCATTGGTCTAGCGTTAACAATATCAACTGCTCTGTTTGGGACATAAGTACTACCAGACCCATTTGTTTCTATTTCATTCCAAAAAGTATCGTAGTCAATGCCTTCCTTTAACCCGACAATGTATTCTTTCATTATAGTCGTCCTACAGCTACTTCAATAACTCCCACGCCTTCAAAGTTTTCTAGTGCTTTACCAATTACTGAACCAGTGTATGGATGAATCATTGGTCTAGCATATCCTTTGCCAGCACTAACTAGCATATCACCCTTACGAATAGTTCCATGAACTTTACATGGCACCCGCCCTTGCAATGCTAGTGCTACAATATATTCACCTTGACATTGTGAATTCATTACATACGCTGGATTAGTTGATACTACACCGGCAACTCTTGTTGTACCATCTTCAGCAATTGTAACTTCTTTGTCACCGCCAAACTCTAATACAGTACCAGGTTCGTATGGTTTATCTGCTTCATAATATTCTGCCAAGTCAGCGTATGTTGCTGTTAGTTTACTACCAGCACTTAATCCCCAATTACCAGTGATTGTGCCTGCTGTAGTGTTTGACCCAGTTGTTAATGCGGTTGCACCTACTGTGCCGGAAAAGGTTGGCAAGTATGCCGCAACATTTGCATTTGAGTACGCGCCTGCAAAACTAATAGATACCCCGTTTGCATAATAATAGTTGTCAGTTTTTATACCGCCCGTAGCTACATTGGCAGTTACGGTCAATGATGATAGTGTACCGACGCTTGTAATATTGCCCTGTGCTGCTGTTGTCACGGTGCCTGCAGTTGTTGCACTGCCTGCAGTTGTTGCACTGCCTGCAGTTGTTGCACTACCTGCACTAGTTGCATATGTTGCATTTGCTACAGTTCCTGATACGTTTGCACCTTGGATGTTTGATAAGTTGTTACCGGCACCATAATGGTTACCTGTAATGTTAGCACCGGTTATATTACCAGTAGCGTTGAATGTACCGCTTACGTTAGCACCCGTACCAGTTATAATTAATATATTTGCATTGCCTGCTACTGATGTATTAACGTTACCGTTTGCAGTTACAATTACGTTGCTATTACCATTAACAATTGAACTACCGGCTGATATAGTTAAGTTGCTTAATAAACCACCATCACCTTGGAAGAAGTTAGCTTTAGCTAAATTACCCAAATTAGCATTACCACTAGTAATATTAGCTGTTACTGCTAAACTTGTTAGTGTACCAACACTAGTGATATTACTTTGAGCCGCAGTTGTTACGGTACCGGCTGTCGTTGCACTTCCGGCGCTTACTGCATATGTTGCGTTAGCTACTATACCTGTCACATTAGCACCAGCAATGTTTGTTAAATTAGCACCGGATCCTGCAATCAAGGTAGCAGTTAATGTTCCGGTAGCCTTATTGTAAACAAGACCTGAACTGCCTGCCATGTTACCTGCATCATTAAACTGAACCTGTGTGTTTACACCAGCAGGAGAATAATTAGCAGACACATTACCTAAATTTAAACCTCCGCCTACTACTGCTGCCCAGCCAGCAACTGCTGAATTGAATGTAATAATAAGTGCATTGGCGTTAGCGTAATTAATTATGGGGAAATCATATCTACCCACATATGAATTACCGTTACTATCAATTGGTTCAACACTTACATATTGTCTGTTAAGATTATGAACTACTGTCCATGTGGTGTTAGCACTTGTTTGAGTATGTAGGTAATAACCACCTGTTGGGTCTGCCCAACTTAAATTACCAGATCCATCTGTTTTAAGTATTTGATTTGCAGTACCACCGCTGATATAAACGTTACCAACTGCATTCAGATTACTTCTTCCGGATATTGTTAAGGTTGTCAGGTTACCCACGCTAGTAATATTTGGTTGAGCATTGGTAGTTACAGTACCTGCACTAGTTGCATATGTTGCATTTGCTACAGTACCTGTCACATTAGCACCGACGATAGAACTTAATCCATTTCCATTACCAGTAAATACGCCTGTATTAGCAGTAAATGCTACTGCTGTTACAGTACCATTAACACCCAATGATGTTAATGTGCCAACACTTGTTATATTTGGTTGAGCATTTGTTGTTAATGTGCCGGCAAAATAATTAGCACTTAATGTTGCACTGGTTGCACTTCCTACAATAAATGATATACTAGGATGACTACCTAATTGATAATTACCAGATGCGTTGCTACTAGCGCCTGTTATATAGAACGTTCCGGGTGCACCTGAAGTTTGTGCTACAACATTACTATATTCTGATACGTTAGACCTTGACACATATAAATTAGGAACTACAGTTGTGCTTGTTACTACCAATGGTGCTGTGCCTGTTGCAATATTAGATATAAATTGTGGAGAAGTTATATTAGCACTTGCCAATACTTGTGCAGTACCTAAATTACCAACATTAGCATTGCCGGTCACATTGGCAGTACCTGGAATATTAGCACCAGTTGAAGTTATGGTTAATTGACTAGTAGTGTTACCTGCAACAAAATGTGAAATATTACTAGCACTAGCAATAGTGATGTTACTTGTACTGTTCTGCATCAATCCACTATTAATTGTAGTGATATTACCTGTTGTAATAATTGCAGTTGCAGTACCTAAATTACCAACATTAGCATTGCCAGTCACATTAGCAGTGCCCGGTATGTTAGCACCAGTGGAAGTTATAGTTAGTTGACTTGTACCATTTCCTGCAACAAAATGTGAGATATTACCAGCACTAGCAATAGTAATATTACTTGTACTGTTTTGCATTAACCCACTGTTGATAGTAGTTATATTACCGGTAGTAGCAATTAATGTACCCGTACCTAAATTGCCCGTATTAGCATTACTAGATACATTTAGTAATGTAGTAGTTAAATTACCTGTTGCAGCATTAAATGATAAGTTTGCATTCGCACCATGCGCTAAATTACCTGATGTAGAATTAACAAAGATTGGATACCAGGTGCCAGTACTTGTTAGTACAGTGTTGGCATACTCAGAAACATTTGCTCTGGCTACAAACAAATTAGGCACTAGAGTTGTACTTGTTACTGTTAATGGTGCATTACCAATATTGGCATTAGAAATTAATATAGGTGCAGTAACACTAGTGTTTGCGTTAACGTTCCCGGCAACAATATTACCAGTTGATACTGTCAACGTATTAGTAATTTTATTATAAATGAAACTAGAATTACCAACTAATACATTTTGATCATTAAATTGAACAGTGGTATTTGATCCGCCTACATTTGCGCCGCTACCACCGCCGGCGGTGGATGATGTAGCAATTGCATTTGGTGAATTAGTATATGTTAAACTTGTACCATTTGCCGCATTTGGTGAATCTCTATATTGTGTCGTATACAATGCTACTTGTCCGCTAGTAGCATAATTAGCCAATAATGTCAAATAGAATGTTTGAGCATTTACATTTGCGTTTGCGTTACCATTTACCCCAGTAATAGTAATTACACTTCCATTCACATATGGAGTTGTGTTTGCTACTTCCATTATGATAGGGGTAGCATTGGATAATGCTGTGATGTGGGTGTATAATGTACCTTTAGGTGCCCAGCTTAAATTACCAGTTCCATCGGTTTCTAATACATAACCAATAGCACCACCGGTCATTGAAAGATTAGATACATCTCCTAATTGAAGTTTAGTACCATTTAATTGAGTAGTAGTACCTTTGTAGTTTTCCCATGTGTCTGTACTTGATACATATGTCAATACTTGACCGTTCAATGGGGCAGTAACATTAAAGTTGCCACCGGCACTTCCGTCAATTTGACTAAAACTTATACTTGAATATGAAGTTAATACTTCAATATTTTCATCTGAATAAGTATTACCGGTTCGGCCAATAAACAACCTATTTTCATCGGTAGCCCAACCAAACTCGGCGTTATCTAATTGAGGCAGGTCAACTAAGTTGCCTGCTCTTTGTTGCATTTTACTGATTTGTACTATGGCCATAAGTGTAATTCTTCACGTTTACACTTATTTATCATAATTATGACTTAACCACTATAAGAATTTCATGTAATATTGCTCAACACGCTTGAACCATATGTCAGAATACTTATCAAATTCAGTACCTTCAATGATAAATTCCTGATAAACAACATCAGCAGTACACATAAAAATAACACCTTTACGTATTTTTGTTCCGTGTACTTCATTGTGTGCGTTAGCATACGCTGCCAACTGAACAAAATAATCATCAATCCATTCACGCTTTTTGAATTTGTTGGATTGCTTGTGATCCATGATAGCATCACTTCCATCATGTACTCCGCACAAATCAGTTGTACCAGCATAGATTTTAGGGAAGTATAACGGAACTTCTGTTCCCCAATATTCATTACATTTCACTAATCCCTGTTCAATGATTTGTTTTGCCATCTTATGGCTTTGAATACTGTAGGGGTTAGAGCCTGGTTCAGTAACTATACCTGTCTTGATATAATCCTCAAGAAACTTGTGCATTCGTGTTCCTCGACCCGCTGCCTCAGTTGTAATCTCTTGTGCTTTTTGAACACCAACTCGTTTACGCCAGTTCTGTAATGCTTGTTTACTTTCTTCTGACTTAGTTGCATCTAATATTGTTGTAACGCTTGGTAGTTTTTCACCGTCTGGTGTAGCATATCTACGTTTGCCTTCGATTTCTACCCTACTCATGGGTATATAGTTGTATTTGTTTGGATTGTACATTATAGTCAATTATAGTTGATTATAATACAAATGTCAACTAGATTCGGAAACTTTCTCCGCAACCGCATTTGTCACGTTCGTTCGGGTTCAAAAATTCAAAACCCTCATTAAGTCCATTGCGGACATAATCTATTGTCATCCCTTGAAGGTAAGCAGAACTTTTTGGATCAACATATAGTAAGCAACCATCACAATCAATCTTTAAATCTTCTGCCATTGGATTATCAACGTATTCAAGAACGTAGGCTAAACCAGAACAGCCTGTTGTTTTGACACCTATTCTAATTCCTAATCCTTTGCCTCGTTTTGCTAGAGTTTGTTTTACTTTGTTTGTTGCTTTATCTGTAACTGTTATCATTGTGTTGGCATGGCATTTTGTGCCATTTGTCCTACTACTTGTTGACTTTGTGATTGGTCTGGGTTTTCTGGATTATCATCATGTCCCTTGAAGATAATCTGATCACCTTGAATATTCTTAATTATAGTATTTAACGGAGGATTCTTAATCATATCATACAAGTCGGTGACATCTAAAACGATATCACCTTTATCTTGTAAATATTGTAAAAATTCGTCCGTTGTATAACTACTAGGATCAATCTTACCATTCTCAACATCAGCCTTAAGCTGATTTACAAGAACGATAAGTTTAGTACTTAACGGATCAGTACCATCAAGTTCAAAGAGGAACATATTATCTCTTTGCTCTACCAACGCCACCAGTTGGGGACATTTCTGGTTCTTCAGTTGGGGCAGGAATATCTCCCATATCAGCACCGGCGTCCATATCAGCATCAGCGTCCATACCTGCGTCCATACCTGCTTCTGCACCTATGTCTGCGCCAGCATCAAATGCTGCGTCTACTGCTTGACCAGTTAATCCATTCAATGCATTCTTCAATGCACTTGATGCTTCTTTCAATGAAGCCGATAATGTATCTAGTTGACTAGAAACTGCGTCATTGTATGTTTGGCTTTCGTTAACACCAATTTCACTTTCGATACTTGATACCAATGCTGGTAATTCTTTAACTTGCATTTGACCAACATCTTCAAGCATCTTCTGTACTTGATCTACCATGTCTTGTGCGGCTAGTACAACTTGTGACTTCTCAACCTCTTCGTTCTCAACCATGATTCTTGGCTGTGGGAGTGAACGTAATTCATTGTAGTGATCAGCAAGTGCTTGCTCCATGAATACAAGTTTCATGTATGAACTTGATGATTGACTATTATGATAGTCAGGAGATTGCTTTGATTCATTCATCAAACCGCGAACCTTAGTAAGCATGGTTCGTGTAGATGACATAGACATGTTATCTACATTAAACGGCATTTCATACTGTTCTTTTAATACTCTAGTAGAGTAGGTGCGGCGATTGTTGTTTAATTCGGTTAGTTTCATATTTGTATTCCAGAGAAATATATAATATATTTATCTTTTCTTTCTTTATTATGCGGATTTGTTAAATCGTTTGTCTTGCCAAATTCTGGAACTATTCACGTAACCCGCTAATTCTTCGGATATCTGCTTTCGTTCCATCTTTTCTTCACCCAATTTAGCTAGGTAAATCAATTTTTCTTCTAAGTTTTTAGCTTTTTTTACTAATTTTTGGTGTACATTAATCTCGCTATCTACGCTAGCCAATCTATTGTCCAAATCTAGTATACGATTAGATTCATAAATACTATTTCGTTTGTCAAAGGTACACCAAGACACTGCGTTTTTTAATACATTGAACGATTTGGTTCCTGCAATATTATCTTTTTCTACTATATAACAATCATTATTTTTTTTAATAGAATACTGATTGAATAGAAAATAAGACCCATCAGGTCCTTGCATTATAGACAATTCACTTAACTTCTCCATTTCTTGATTGGATATTGTTTTTGTAAATTTGTGTAGTAGTTTGTCGCTTATCATTTGGTTAATACTTTAAAATATATGTTTCTTAATTCATCGCTAGTGTCCAAGAATGTGGGAAGTTGATCCCATTCGGTATGACATTTAATCATTGGGACACGGTCGCAATCCCGGTATAATCCACCCAACTCAGTTACTCCATCATAGAATACACTAGGGTGCTGAACTTCGAAATCAAAGGACCAGCAAGGATAAGTTTCATTATCTTGTTGCTCAAATAAGAACCCAAACTCAGTGAATTCGTTAAATCTTATTTCTATTTTTTCTGGAATACGAACAACTTCAGGTTGGCTACGTAGTGAAATTGCTTGTTGTATTGTATCAAAATTACTTTGTGTATTGCGCTTATGATGCCATTCTTTATCCATATCAGGACGATGGCGGTTGAGTACATTGGTCTGTGTAATATCAAACAAGGTATAACAAGTGATTATGTAACTCATACTACTATTTAACAGCCGTAAAAAAACCCTAGAAAATCTAGGGTCTTTTTATACAGATATTGATTAACCTGTGAATGTAGCTGTAGCCGTAACAGTAACGTTATTAGCAGCGCCACCGGCTGTCAATGCAGCTTCAACTGCTGTTTCAAGAGCACCAGTTGTCCATGCTGCTGTTGGGTAAACAGCCATTGCAACTGTATCGTTGCTTGTGTCTGTGTACTCATAGATGTAAACTGTAGCTAATTGTTGTGTAGCTTGGATGATCAAGCTAACTTGCGTACCAGTCAAAGCACCTGCTGCTGTAACTGTGAAGAAATCTAGCTTAGGACCTTGTGGTTGAACTGTAGCAGCAGAACTAACTGCATTTGCACCACTGTTTGTGTAATCTGGTGCGTCTAAGTGTAATACCGGTAGTAAGTCACCGTTTGTTTTTGTAAATTGTGCCATTTTAAAATGCCTTTAAATAATTTGAAGCCTACTGCCTCATACATATATTTAGTCCTGGCAAGAAAAAAAGTCGGTTTTGATTTAACGGCCGGCGAGATTTTGGCGACTAAATCCCATTCTATCAACGAATTTTAAGCCGTTTGATACGAAACCTTCATGTGTTTCAGTACCATCATCTAATTGACCTTTAACAGGACTAGATTCTGCTGCTTTATTAAGCTGATGTACAATAGACATTTTCAATTTATACATCTCTACCCATATAGTAAATGCACCTTTGATAGCTTCGGTATTCTGTTGTAAATATCCAGGGACAAGTACTTCTTTCTTTGTCTTTGGATCTAACGTAGTGTAACCCAATAATTTCTTTCGCATGGGTTCTGTCATGGATCTAGTTTTTACAAAATCCATAAAACCCTGTGCTAAATCATCTAAGTTACCTTCTACAATTCGTTTATTAATGAATACTGTAAATAATTGATTAAATGTGTTACGTGCTTGCGGTGCATTATCCATAAATTGATCTACCATTGCACCGTACTTTTTAATAGAATTTTGAGTACTTTTAACTAAAGAGGTATCTATTTTCATCTTAGGAGTTATTGGCATCGCACTAGGAACAATAGCAACATTACTGTTATTTTTTAATGTACCTATACTACCGTCTAATGAAGTAGCATCATCTGTGGTCATCGCATTTGGTGCTAGATATTGATGAACTGCAATCCCAGCTTGTTTACCAGTCATTAATTGCCCCAAATCACTGCCGGCAACAACGGAATAAGTTATACCTTTTGGATTTGCTTTGAATGTGTACATACCATTCTTTTCTTGCAGTGGCTGACTGAATAATAAATCGCCCCAATAATAGCCTTTAGATCCACTAGATGCTTTTGCTAATCCAGGCCATATCTCTGCCATCAATGCATGTAGTCCTGAACGGTCTACTCCCCTAGCTTGGTCATATTGAACAAACTGTTCTGGACTGAATACTTGTCGCCCAGAACCGTCTTTCTTGTTGAACATATGCTTGTCCATAATACTAAACTGTCCACGAA